GCCATTCATATCAATAGTTGTAGCGGCAATTTGGATTTCGGTATCGGCTACTATATCGAGTTGTCCATCAGTGCTAGAATTAATATAAATTGCTGTGTCTCTAAACTGTACCTTTTCTGTTGTTGTGAGTAGTAGGTCATCTGAGAATTGGAAGTAATCCTCATCTTCCATCCAAGTTAAAACACCATCGTTAGAGTTAGCGTTAAAAGTAATTACAACATCGTTGTCTGTGTTAGTACCAAATACTAGAGCATTGCTAAACAGATTTGAAATTGGTCCACCATCACCTGCGGTAGAACCATCATGAGTATGTCCTGTTGCTACGTTAAAAGCATTTACTAGTTGGTTAAATTCGTTATTAAATAGTGCCGCCGTAATTGTATCGCCATCACTAAACGAACTCTGTCTTACATAAGTAGCCATTGATTATCTCTCCTATTGTCTTCCTGATGGTCTATAATTTACATACAAACCGTTAATTGCATATGGTGCATTTGTGTCTGCACTAAATATTTTAAAAAAGTTACTGTGTCCACTACCTGTTAAAGCTTGCCTTACAAGAGGCTGTTCTGTTGCACCAAACTTTTGAGCACCAAACAAAGCTAATCCAAAAATAGCAGGTTCAGGTATCTCTGTTAGAACTACGTCAGCAGGTTGTGGAGTATCTAAACTGTCGTAATCAAATCTAACTCTTAGTGTTGGTTGTGCATCTCCTTCTGGAGTAAATGCAATTTTAGCATAATCTAAAGTCTTAAGAGTTCCTAAGTCTCCATAATCATAATCTGGAGATTGATACTCTGCTTCAATGTTTGCACCGTTAAAACTATTACCTATATTATGATTAAAGATTTTACCATCTCTATCACCATGATAAACTCTTTCTAATCCTGTACTATCAAATCCAGATGTAATAGCAGGTGCTTGAATACCTAATGTTTCTGACCACTCAAATCCTTGTGGTCTAAGTGTTCCTATAATACCTTTTGAAGTTGCCGCAGTATCTGATGAAGTACTATAAAACATTCTGTACTGTGACTTATCTCTAAGTACAACACTACTGAATTGTAATGTATTAGAGGCGGCGGCAATGTCATTAACTAAAGGCTGTATAGCCTGACTAATAGTTCCTAACTCAACGTCACCAATTCTTGATGTACCAGCAACTGTTCTGAATCCATCAGGTGCTAAGAATATCAAGTCACCAGCAATCTCTTGGATTGTCTGACCATCTAAGCAACCTACGTTTTTAGTTACAGGAACTACAGCAGTCGTAGCCGCATTATTTATATTTTGTAATTTAAATATTGAGTTTTGACAGAATATAAATAATTCGTTACGGAAACTTTTAAGACCTACTACTTTATCTTCTAGTGTTACACTACCAGAACCTGTGCCTGTAAAGTGGTCTATGTCTCCTGTAGAGCTATAGTAAATAGTGTTAGGTGTTGCAGGGTCTCCAGCAACTACTAAATGCTGGTCATGAATTGTACAAAACTTTGCAGTAGTAGAACCACTAATAGTTATTTGACTTGTAAAGTATGTTCTTGCATTTAAGTTTGCAGAAGAGCCTGTCATTTTAAATAAGAAAGGTTTGTTATTACCACTCTTATCTGTAATAACTACTTCACCATATTGTGACGTACCTTCATAAACAGCAAACTCACATTGGTCTACACTACTAAGTGCTAACTCACTTCTACCTGTAAATGTAGAATAGTCATCACCACTACTAGCAACACTTGCTTTGTTTACTTGTAGCCAAGTACTTTCTCCGTCTTGACTAAAAAATATATCATCACCTACAACAGCTAGTACGCCATCAGCATATACTAACAAACCTTCTACATCATTAGTTGTATTAGGCAACGTATCACCAAATAAACTAAATCCGTTTATTCTACGATAACCACCCTCTGGTGATACTTCAAAGTTTCTTAACTTAGTAGCAACTCCTGGGGTTTGTAGTAACGCTAAAGAGTTAGTAGACTTATTAAGTCCACCACCTAAAGGTACTGAAAATGGTTGAGAACCTGCCATTTAGAAATAAGTCCTATCGTCTGACATATAAGTAGGTGTAGGATTAATCAAATTAGATTTCATAGTCCTCATGTTCTTTTTGTACTCATCAAGTGCAAAAGAAGCTTGTTGTAAGTTTTCTTTAAATTGATGAACATAATATCTTGTACGTGCTGTTACTACGTTGCTATATTGCTCTGGCATCGTAATCGCATCGTTGTATGCTGATAAAGCTGTAGGCTTGTCAAAAGCATAGAAGTGTACGTTATACACTTTATCAGGTATTGGACTTAATCCAAACTTCCTGTGGTCAGGACTTTTAATTACAAACCTTGGTTCGCCGTGTGAAGCATCTGAACCGTTTGCATCATCTGCATTTTCACTATCTCTATAATATTGTTTCCAATCTGATAGTGTTAAAAATCTTAATCCTTTAGAAACGTAAGGAGTTGTTTCTCCACTTACGTTTATTGTTGTTAAATAAAAATCATCCCAGTCTACTGAAGAGTAGTCTGTAGAGATATTTGAGCTTCCGCTTTTAAGTGTGTACCAGCGTACACCTTCTGATGTAGCTACAGTTACATTACCATAAAAAGGGTCTGTACCTCCACTAGCTCCTGCGGAAAAGAAAGGCAACTGTGGTTCTTCGTTAGCTATATCAAATATAGATTTATTAATAGCATCTTTTACAAATGCTTGAATACCTGTCGCACTTTCAAAAGTACCAGAAGTTAAGACAACTTCATTAAGCTCTCTTAGTACTTCGTTACTTAAGTCTAAATATGTATTAGCCATTAATAATTCCTATTAGTTAGCAAGGTTTAGCTTTTGGCATAGCATCTTTTACTTTACCACCGTGCATATAATTTGTTCTTTTTTGCTCTTTAGCTTTTTTAGCTTCAGCAATCCCTTTCTTAGTGTAAGGAAATTTCTTTCCATTTACATTCGGCATATTATTTCTCCTATAAAAAGTGGAGGAGTCCGTGAAGACTCCCCCGAGTTTGACATTAGTCAATTACGTAGAATGCACTACATAGAGCTTCGTCCCTAAGTACTTTCGCACCATAGACATGAAGACCACGCACAATATCACCAAACGATGTTGGGTCTCTCAACACTTCAGTTGAAAGAATTGTGTTTGCAGTAGCTGTAGAACTCATATGTCCAGCCATAACTTTACCAGTCGCATTAGACGTAGCGGCAATGTTATTAGACTTGTACATGTCGAATCCACGTAGCTTTCCACTTGAAACTAAACCATTTCTGATTGAGCCTTGACCTGCGTTAAAGTCAACAGATAGCATTTTAGAGCCAGATTGTGACAACTCTTCATAGAATGAAGGTGGTGCAACAAACCAACGACCTTCTTCAGGTACGTTCTGGTCATCTAATAGTCTAGCCATTCTAGCCATTAGGTCAATAGCATCTACACCAGTTCCATCTGAACCAAGTAGGTCTACAGAGTTAGTTGCGTGAGCCATAGTAGCGTCAGCAGTAGCACTGTCAGAACCAATGATATGGTCAGGTGATGATGCAGAACAACCAGAGAACATAGTAGCTAGTACAGCCGCATCGTATGCATCTTTAAGAGCATAAGCCGCAGAGCTTGAAGCTACTTCTTTGAAGTTCACATGTGACATATTGCTTTCGATATCATCTACGATGAATTTGAAAGCTTTAGCACTGTCAACAACCAAAGAAATTTCTTGGTCGGTTAGTTTTGTGTCAGTAGTGTCAGAACCACGAGTGTAGTCTGATACTGAAATGACAGGTTCCTTGATAATCTTTACAGAGTCTCCGAAAGAGGAAATTTCACCAGCGTAATCTGTGTTGGTGATAGCTTCAATTACCGAGGCTTTCCTAAAAAAGTTTAGAACCTTTTTAGAGTAAACCGAAGGTAAGAAGAAACTATTAGTTTGTCCACTTACGGAGTTTGCAAAGTTAGCATTTGTATCTGTTGAGGGTTCAAAAAATTGAGCCATGATACTTCTCCTT